GCGAGACCGTGTGCAGGTCTACGAGGACACCAAGAGGAACACCAAGAGTTTCGTCGTGACGAGCAAGGACCTCTACCTGTGGTGGAGGATGCTCGGGTGCGGAGACGACTCCTCTACGAGGGTGATCCCGAACGCCATCCTCGGAGCGCCGTGGGAGCTGAAGCGGGAGTTCCTGCGTGCATACTTCGCCGGCGATGGATCGGTGACGAGGGGTGTCGTGAAGGCGACCAGCAAGTCCGAGCAGCTTTGTCGCCAAATCCAAGGCGAGCTAGTCAACGTCGGGATCGCGGCCAGCGTGTCTAGCTACGACGTTCCGCGATACGGGACGTTCTGGTCAGTTGTCATCGCTAACGGAATATACGTGCGCAAATTTGCATCGGTGATTGGGTTCTCATGCGGGCGCAAGCAGACGCAGGTCGACTCCGTCGCGAGTCGTGAGCGCGGAACTCTCGTGGTTGATGGTTTCGCTACTGACGTCGATTCCATCGAAACTGATGACTCCGCGCTCGCGCACCGTCTCAACCAGGTTAAGCGCGGAGACTGCAGGCTCAACGAGACTATTATCCGCAGCCTAACCGCCGAGCAGCTGAGAGGTACCCAGCTTGGTGAAGTGGTTCGCGACGACTTGTGGACCGTGGAGGTTACGAACATCGAGCCGGACGGTGAGGAGGATGTGTTCGACCTTTACGAACCTGTGCACAAAATGATGATCGCCAGCGGGCTCCTGGTCGGTGATACTAACTTCGCGCTCATCTTCCTCGGTAGTCCGTGGACCCTCGCGTACAACACCGGCCGCGACGCCAACGACGAGGCGCAGCTCGAGGAGTGCAAGCGCCACTACGACGACTGGTACGAGCTCTACCCTGAGATCCCGATCTACCAGAACTACATGGTCGACCATGCCTACGAGCACGGGTGGGTGCCCACGATCGGCGGTCGCCGAGGTCATGTCCAGAAGCTTCTCGAGGGATGCGACAAGAATGGCAAGTACATCCAAGATGAGGAGAAGCGCAAGAAGACGATCAAGCATGGTGAGCGTCTCGCAACCAATATCTGGGCGCAGGGGTCGGAGGCTGATATTGTCAAGATGGCGATGAACTTGATCCACCAAAGCGAGAAGATGCGTTCGCTGCGTGCGGCTCCTCTGTTCCCAGTTCACGATGAGATCTTGTGCGAAGGCCCCGAGAGCACCCGTGTTGATTCTTTGGCGGAGCAGGTCAGGTTGATGAAGCAGCCATACAAAGATGAGGTCGCGTTCGAGTGGGCAGTGGAAGGCGGATCTGGCTCAGACTGGGCCTCCGCGAAACCGTGATGAGATGACAGCGCATAGAGGCAAGCCAACCATCACGTCTGCGCGACGCCGCCGAGTGGTTCGACAAGCTGACTCCGTCGCAGCGGCGTCGTCTTACGAAGAAAGCCAACGCTTTATGAATAAGGGCTTCTGGAAGCGGCGCGAGGTCGGCCCGATCAGCGCGATCCACCCGATGACGAAGAAGGTCATCAGGGTGCACCCGCAGCGGGACGCTCGGATCGGCGGCGACATCGACGCGGAGCTGCGCCGGCTCCCCGGGCTCCTGAGCTGGTGGATCGCTCTCCGGGACGAGGCCGAGAGCCACCTCAAGGAGGCCCGCCACCTGGAGCACAACGTGGACGAGGACCTCTACGAGGAGTACAAGAGCGGGTCCCCGAAGTCCGCCACCGAGACGAAGATCAAGATGAAGGTCAAGCGAGACCCGCGGATGCGGGAGGCGTTCCGTCACCGGATGGACGCCGAGGACATGCACCGCAGACTCAAGGGTCAGGTGGAGGCCATCGCGGAGAAGCGATGGAGCCTCCAGAACCTCGTGAAGAACGCCGCGATCGAGCGCGGAGCGAAGGACCACGCGTCGTGACCAGGTTCGTCAAGATCTTCCGGTATGACCCGAAGAAGGACCCGAGGGCGAGGATCCGGATCGATTACGATTCGGACTTCGGGAACACCATCCTGTCGGACGAGGACGTGCACCCGGAGCAGGCGGACAACCCAGACCCCAACCACACCAACGTGCTGGCGTCCATGCAGCTGACGGCACCGATGGTGCGGTGGATCGCCACGCAGATGGCAGAGCTTGCGACGATCATGGAGGCCGACGTCAAGCGCATCCAGGACGAGCTGGATCGCGAGAAGCTCGGGAAGACCGAGTGAACTGAACCAACAACTGAGAGGAACTGAACGTGAAGAAGAGCAAGACCAAGAGCAAGACGAGCAAGCGGGACGGCGACAGCGACCTCGACGAGATGCGCGAGGCGTTCCGGCGTCACAAGGAGCGCGCCAAGGGGGGCGGGTCATCCAAGAACTACTGGGACAAGCTGTCCGACGGGAAGAACTGGCGGTTCATCCTCCCGCGCCCCGGCGAGCGCAAGTTCTACACCGAGGGATACACGCACTTCCGCGTCGGCCCCAACGAGCGCGCAGTCCGGTGCGTCGACGAGGGCCACGTCGACCCCGAGCGGGGCCTCCCGACCTCCGGCTCGAGGTGCCCGCTCTGCAAGAAGTTCCTGCGCGAGCAGTCCAGGATCAACAGCGAGTACGAGAAGGGTGACGAGGACGGCCGCCGCGAGTGGGGTCGGGCCAAGGACAAGTACGCCCCGCGGCACCAGTTCTACAGCAACGTCCTTCGCGAGGACGACGACGGTGACTTCGAGGTCAAGATCTACGCCTACGGCCCGCAGGTCTGGGGTCAGCTGATGAACTACTTCCTCGGAGACGACACCGACGTTGGCGACTTCACCGACCCCGAGAACGGGCGGTGGATGAACGTTAAGAAGGAGAAGAAGGGAGGCCGCGATCCGAGGAACGTGGAGTACAAGGTCTACCCGGTCGACGGTCCCGACATCTCCGACGCGTGGGGCGCGATCAAGGATGCGCTCCACGACCTGAACGCGGCCTGCGGCCAGGTCCTGTCCGCGGACGAGGTCGTGGCCATCATGAAGGGAGTCGACGCCGACAAGGATGACGACGATGACGATCGTCGCTCCTCTCGTCGCAAGTCTCGCGATGAAGACGATGATGATGAAGACGAAGGCGACGAAGATGACGTCGGTGACGACGAGGACGAGGTGGAGCGCCCGGTCAACGTCAAGAAGTCGAAGCTCGCCTCCAAGATGAAGAAGCGCCGGGACGACGACTGATGCCGAAGTCACCGAAGAACGCGGACGGCCGCGACGCGACTATCCACGCCATGCGCGCCGCCCACAGCGCGGAGGCCAGGAACGCCGCATCCAAGACGCAAGTTCCAGCCAAACCGCGTGACAAGACGTGGGACAAGAAGCTCGAGAAGCTCCAAGCTGCTCTCGAGAAGAAATTCAAGTTCCGGGCGTTCTCGACCGTCGCGAGCGGGTCTCGCGCGGCCAACATCCGTGCTCAGCCAAGCGGGTGGCAGGAGATCGACGACCTCATCACCGGGGAGACCGATGGATCGAGCAAGACGATCGCCGGGAGCGGGCTCGGGTGGCCTCGCGGGCGCATCATCGAGATCTACGGCAAGGAGTCGGTCGGGAAGACGACCCTCGCCCTCCTGATCGTCGCGGCGTTCCAGCGTGCCGGGGAGGAGGCCGCGTACATCGACGCCGAGCACGCGCTCGACGTCACGTACGCAGCCAAGCTTGGCGTCGACATGAAGCGGTTGCAGCTCGGGCAGCCGGACAGCGCGGAGGAGACCCTGCAGGTGGTTCAGGAGGCGTGCGATTCCGGGTTGTTCGGTGTCGTGGTGGTTGACTCCGTGGCGGCCCTCACCCCGGAGGCCGAGCTCAAGGGCGACATGGGAGACGCCCACGTCGGCCTGCACGCCCGCCTGATGAGCCAGGCACTGCGCAAGCTCAAGGGGATCGTGGACCGCAGGAACGTGCTGCTGGTGTTCATCAACCAGACCCGAATGAAGATCGGCGTCATGTGGGGTAACCCGGAGACGACCACCGGAGGGAACGCTCTCAAGTTCTACGCGAGCGTCCGTCTTGAGCTCGTCAACGTGAAGACCATGAAGAAGGGCACCCAGGTGAGCGGACGACGGATCCGGATCCGGGCGGTGAAGAACAAGGTGGCTCCTCCGTTTCGAGAGGTGTTCGCCGACTTCGAGCCGAACGTCGGGATCGCCAGGGTGCACGCGGACCCGGATCTCGGTGGTGGGGATGATGACTGATAGGATCTGGGAAACACACGAGGAGAACAACATGAGGCTCATGAAGATAGAGGACAGCAAGAACATCGACGCGGTCGGCTACGACGCGAAGACGATGCAGGTTGGCATCGTGTTCAAGTCGTCGCCGGACGTGGTTTACAAGTACGACTGCAGCGACTCCGAGTTCCTGGAGTTCATCGGAGCTGACAGCATGGGGAACCACGTCCATGCCGTGTTCCGCAAGCGCGCCTTCACCAAGTCGGCGCGGGAGCGCCCGACGCTCGAGAAGTAGTTTGTTGACAATGTCACCTATGTTCTGCTAGGGTTTGCGTCATGAAGAGCAAGGACGGTACCCTCACGGAGGCGGACGTCGTGGTGAACGGAGTCCCGCTGGACTTCGCGCAGTCGATGACACTCCGGGTGGCGCTGTCATCGTTCCTGATGTGCTGTAATGACGAGGCGCTCGGAGCCATCGGTCCGCTATACGCGCAGCGGTGCAAGGAGATGCTCAAGCTTATCCACTCGGGGCTCGCGAAGTGAGCGATGATCTCTTTCGAGGGTTAAGAGGATGACCGCATACTCGCGAAGCGTTCGGAAGCCTAAGGAAATGCACGGCGAAGGTTCATCAGCGAATAACGGAGCCAAGCAGACTCCCGAATATCGTGCCTGGCGCTCCATGTTTCAGCGTTGTTACGATGAAACATGTCCTGCTTACAAACGTTATGGTGGTAGAGGAATAAAGGTATGTAAACGCTGGCGGGATAGTTACTTGTCATTTCTCGCTGATATGGGTAGGAAGCCATCTTTGAGTCATACGTTGGAGCGCGTCGATAATGACAAGGGGTATGAATCTGGTAATGTTGTTTGGGCAACACCAAAACAACAAGCACAGAACACACTTAACACCGCACGCGCGCGTAAGCTGACGTTTCGTGGAATTACGTTGCGTATATCACAATGGGCTGACAAGTTGGGTATGAGTGCGAAAGTTCTACACAATCGCATGAGTCTGGGTTGGGCACCAGCCAGGATTTTGACGCAGCCAATTCGAGGACGCAGATGAAGCTGATCATATTCAGCGATTTGCATGTACATACTTGGAGCGAATTTTCACGTGATGAATGTGGAATTTCATCTCGATTGTCTCATTGCATCAGCGTTCTTAAATCGATCCGAGAATATTCCAGTAAAAACAAAATTTACCATGTGTTGTTTGGCGGGGATTTACATCATAAGAGAGGGATCCTCTACACGCTCCCGTACAACTTGGTGGTGGAGGAGCTGGCGACGTGGAAGCGGTCCGGCATCGCCCTCTACGCGAACGTCGGCAACCACGACGCCGCGGACCGAGACGCGCGCGTCCACGCCCTCCAGGCGCTCGCCAGCGCCGGCCTGCTCAGTACGGTCAGCGGTAAGGGCTGGGAGACGTGGGGCATCCGATCTCGCAGCCACGAGGTCCTGGTGACCGCGGTCGCCTACTGCCCGCAGGCGTCCGAGCTCAGGCGGCGGACGGACGAGGCGCTCGCCGACCGTGCTGACGCGAGCGGCGCCTTCACGGTCGGCCTGTTCCATCATGGGTTCCGCGGGGCCCGGGTCGGGACGTCGCTGGAGTATGTCATCAAGGAGGATGCTGACCCGGATGAGTACGCGAAGCACTTCGACATCCTTTGCAGCGGCCACTACCATGCGCATCAGGAGATCGGCACACAAGGGAACGCATGGTACGTCGGATCACCGATGGAGTTCGTGCGTGGGGAGACTTCTCCGAAGGGGTTCCTGGTGCTCGACACTGAGGAGGCCACGGTCGAGCGCGTCGACCTCGACCTCCCTCGCTTCGTCAGGCTCACCGGCGCCGAGATCGGGGACGACGACTTCGACGTCGAGGCGCACGTCCGCGGCAACTTCGTGGACGTCGTGTTCGACGAGCTGCCGGTGCCGTGGGAGCAGGTTGAGGCCACGCTCCGCAAGCTCGGCGCCGAGGGGGTCCGGGCCTGTCCGACCCGGCCGGACAAGCTGCCGAAGTCGTCTCGCCTGGAGGTCGACCCGACCGCCGGCGACCGGCAGCTGCTGGAGCAGTACATGGAGCACGTCGGGGTCGACCCGTCGGAGCGCGACGAGATCCTGCGAACAGGGCTGGAGCTGCTCGAGGAGGCGCTCAAGTGATGACCGAGCGAGACAAGAAGGATGCTGCGGAGATCGGCAAGATCTTGCCATGCCGCTGGACCCCGGAGCAGCGTCTGCGCGCCATCGAGTTGACCGGCGACCCGGAGTTCATCGACGAGTGCATCAAGTTCAGCAGGATGATGAACGGGATGCTTCCGAAGGACACCAAGTGAGCGATGAATACGTTGCTCATGAAGTGCTCAAGATCATCGAGGATGCCTTGCACGCGGCCGGTATCCGCGGGGTTAAGGTTAAGGGTAACACCATTGAATTTCCGCTGGCGACGCTGGCGAGTCGCTGCCGCAGCGTCATGATTAAAGTCGAGGCGCCAACATGAGCAACGTCAACTACAAGAGCACGCGGTTGCTGGTCGAGGCTGTCAACCGGGAGATGGAGTCCGTCCGCAAGGCGGCGATGGGGAACCTCGCGCTCGGTTCGCTGAACGAGCTCCGCGACCTCGTCTCCGAGCTCGCGAAGAAGGCCGACCGTCTCGCGCTCGAGGACGTCCGCGAGCTCGCCCCGGCCGACTACGTGGCGGCGATGAAGCCCCTGGTCGCCGAGTACCACCGGCTGCTCGCTGCCCACGACCTGCTCGTGCCGTGCCTGCGCGAGGACCTCGGGTTGAACGCCGTCGTGCTCATCATGATGGACGACACGCGGTCCGTCGTCCGCACGATCCACCGCCCGGACCGGCCGGAGTTCGAGATCGCAGTCGGCGCGGTCGTCGCCGCGATCGAGGTCGGAGCCAAGAAGGCGATGGAGGAGGGGATCGCGGACCTCGAGACGAGGCTCGGCGCGTCTCCGACCGTGCCTGAGCTATCGCCCGATGGCGAGCCCGAGCTCGCTGGTGACGACCTCGAACACCAGCAGCTCGAGATCGAGGACGGCGAGCGGACGCCGTGAAGAAGCCCAACCAGATGGACTCCCGCAACCGAGACGCGAAGCTGATCTTAACCGACCTGGAGGCGCTTGGTCACGAGCCATGTCGGCTCGTGGTGGTGGGGTCGCACAAGCTCGACCCGGATCGGCTCGCGGACTCGCTGGTCGAGCAGTGGTCGTCGATCGTCGACCTGGTCGGGTTCCGGCCCAAGCGGGTCATCACCGGCTGCGCCCCGGTCGGCGCCGAGAAGGCGGCGCGCCTTGCAGCCAAGCGCCTGACCAGTAAGCTCGCGGTCGTGTTCCACCGGCCGATGTTCACGCCGTCGGGGTTCCTCCAGACCGCGAAGACCGCCGAGATGTTCCTGAACGTCTGGCTGGCGAAGGCCGGGGATGCCGCGCTGATCCTCGCGACCGGCTCGAAGCCGACGTGCGCCAACCTCCGCGGGTCGCTCGCGGAGTGGGACAGGCGTTCTTACCAAGTCGAGGTTGGCTGACCTCGGGATAACACGGGTGACTGAAGGAGCACATCATGGGAGACGGATCGAGCAATGAGAATCTAACAGAACCCAAACTCACGTTTGTGGGGTTAGCTGTCGGTGATCACTTCATCAGCTTCCCGTTGCCGGGTGACAACAGCGGACACGGAGGATATCTTGGAGAACACTTTGTCTTCGTTAAGACAAAGACCGACGTGCCTGACATGTATGGGAACGGCGCGGCAAATGACATGCGACGTGGCATCGAATCGACGTTCCCGCATTCGATGTCGGTCTTAAAAGTGAGCCTAGACTGAAAGAGGATGACCATGGGAAACGGACCGAGCGACGACGACGTCAGGCGGGCTGCGCGGGCTGCGCGGGATGCCCGGGAGACCGCCGCGGCGATGGGCCCCGGGATCGAGGCGGCTAAGCTCGACCCGGCGCGGCTGAAGGCGATCCTGGACGAGCTCGCCCCGGGCAACGACGCGGCCGACGACGGCGTCTACGACCAGCGGTGGCTGGCGTGGGACACGTTCTACCGGCACACCGAGGAGTACGTCGCGCCCGAGCGCCGCGCGGCGTATGAGGCGCGGCTCCGCGCGGCGTTCCCTGGGAAGTCGGTCGCCCCGTACGGAGCCAAGAAGGTGAATCCATGAACATGTACATCAGAGATCTCGTGTTCAACATCTTGCAGAACATCTTGCAGAACTGGAGGAAGCACGAGTGGTCGCTGCAGGGGTTCGGAATGCTGCGTACGTATATCACCAGGGAGACACGCCTCCACGTGTGGAACTCAAAGTTCGCTATACCTGGAGTTAGTATGATCCATGATCACCCGTGGCATCTCGAGTCCTGCGTGCTCGCTGGTCGGATCACGAACAAGAGGTATCAAGTCATTCATTGTCGGGAGTCTGAGGATCAAATCGCAGCCGTCGAAGGTATCATCTCGCCGTACATCAAGGCACAGATCGTCTGCGGGACCGGCGGCGGCAACCAGGCCGCGAAGTTGAAGACCGATGGTGAACGCGTGTGGCTCGAACCAGGATTATCTGAGATCTACGGTCCGGGTGAGTTCTACCGACAACGCGCAGATGAGGTTCACTACACTTCGTACGAAGATGGGACGGTTACTCTCGTCCGCCGGGAATTTCTGCCGGACACCGAACACGCAAACGTCTTCTTCAGGGCCGATGACGGGTGGGTCAGCGCGGAGCCGAGACCAGCCTTGCAGGACGAGGTCCAAGCATTCGTTGAGCGCGCTCTTCTCTTGTTCTGAGGAAGATCATGAGCCGTCGCATCCTCCGCATGCGCGTCGAGAACTTCCTCTCCGTCGGAGAAGCTGAGTTCGACTTCGCGGACGCTGGGTTCGTGCTCGTCGAGGGGGAAAACGGCGCGGGCAAGAGCAGCATGATCGACGCGCTCCTGTGGTGCCTGTTCGGGGAGACGCTGCGCGGGTACCGCTTCGACGACGTCATCAACCGCCGGGTCGGCAAGGACTGCGTCGTGACGACCTGGTGCGAGGGTGATGGCAGGTCGTGGTCGGTGACCAGGGCGCGCCGGCACTCCAGGCTGAAGAACTCCCTGGTGATCGAGGACGCGTCCGGATCCGGGTTCGTGTACGCGAGCGACAAGGAGGCGCAGGCGGAGGTCGAGCGGCTGCTCGGCTGCACGTTCAAGACCTTCCTACAATGCGTCGTGTTCGGGCAGGACCGCGCGTACCGCTTCAGTTCGCTCACCGACGCCGAGCAGAAGCGGATCCTGGACGAGGTGCTCGGCGTCGAGCGCTTCGCCGCGGCTGGTGCGGCGGCCCGGAAGCGCGTCTCCGCGGTCCAGGTCGAGCTCGAGACCAACCGCCGCGCCCTGGCGAAGGCGGAGGAGGCCAGGGACGAGGCGGAGGCGGAGGTGACCGACCTCCAGACGAAGGACGCCGACTTCGCGTCGAACCAGAAGAGGAAGATCGAGGCGGAGCGCGAGGCGCTCGCCAAGGCTAAGAAGTGGGTGAAGCAGAACGCGGCCGTAGACGTCAACAAGCTCAAGGAGGCGCTCGACGCCGCGCAGCACATGGTCACGGTGTGCGAGCGGAAGCTGTCCAGGGCGATCGAGGCGGACGCCGCTGCGGCGTCCGCGTTGTCGGTGATCAATGCTCGTCAGATGGAGAACGCGAAGCTGCTCAGGGAGAGCGACCGTCTCGGCGGCGACTGTCCGACCTGCGGCCAGAAGCCGACGAAGCGCCTGGTCGCGCTGATCGCCGCGGCGCGCGCGAAGTCGAAGGAATTGGCCGTGGAAGCCACCGAGGCTGAGAAGGTTCGCGACGCGGCGGCGACCGCCCTCGGCGTCGCGAAGATGAAGCTCAAGGAGGCGCGCGGCGCGGTGACCGCCGCCCAGGCCACGTACAACGAGG